CATACTTGGCCGTGGGAGCGTTGGGCAAATCTTCAAACTCAGTACTGGGTGCATCCACGTCAAAGTATTGCAGCACCTGTCCGTCATCGGCAGCTATAACCCGGCTGCCAAATTTAGCAAAATCCCATAACCCCGCGCTGTACACACCGCCCACTGTCCGGCTTACGTCATCCCACGTATCACCGGTAAGCAGGGTGTACAGTTTGGTGGAGTCACCGGCAAAGTTAAGTATGCCGCCCAGATCATCCGGCGCCCAATACGAACCTAATGCCTGCCCGGTTAAAGCAGTGGTGAAAGTTTGTAAGTCGGCCAGTGAGCTATAACTGCTTATTTCGGGCACAGTATTTTTAGCTTCGGTCGCACCGGGGTTAGCCAAATCGGGCAAATCCGGTAGCCACTCGCCAAAGTCGATTAATTCAGCTTTGGTTGTCACACCACACCCCGTGGATTGCCGTAGGCCACCATACTGCCGAAACGCTGGCGCTTACGCTGTTCAGATTTGTGCAGCGCCGCCACCATGGCAGTGAATTTGGCCGCAAAGCGTTCTTCTAATACGTCCTCTTGGATAAATTCAGCGCCTGCGCGTAAGTAGGCGTACAGGTACACATCGTAATGATTGGCCAGTAACCAGTTGGTATCCGCGCCATCAACCAATGTGGCAAACCGGGTGTAATAGCCCAGTGCTATTTGCGGCGGCGTCGAAGCATTACCCGCTGGGGCGAATGTGAACTGCACGGCGTTGCTACCATCGCCTTCGATAGTGTAAAAAGTGGTGCGACTGGCATTCTGGTAGGTATTATCCCGCCGCAGCATTTCAGGGGCTTTGTATTCCAGCGTCCCGGCTGACGGGCTACTGGCGTCGTCCAGTTGCATGTACTTCACTTCCATAAACAGCGCAGGCGCTGCTACGGATCGCCCTATAAGAGATAAAACCGTGTGGGCTTCCTGCGCCACAGTACGCACTTCCCGATTTATGGCGGCTTGCGCGATATTGGTTATCGACGCCAGCGCATTAGCATCGGATGATATGTCATCACGAATCAGCCATTTATCCAGATCGGTCTGAATTTGCGAGTAAGTAGTCATAGTTTATTAACCATGGTGCGCAGGTACTTATATTCGGGGCTGTTCAGTTTCATAACCTCAAACTGCCCCCATGTGTAAGTATCTTTGTACTTGTTTTTCCATTCTTTTTTCCACGCCATGTAGGTATTAATAGGCACACGGGCGGCGTGGCGAAAATTCGCTTTTGTGTTGGGTCGTTCGTGATTGCGCGAATGCGCGTTAGCGTCGAGTATAATTTTCTCGACGGCGGTAGGTGTATGCTCGATGGTGATTAATTCATCATCGGATACGTGGACAATATGATCTACGCCGGTAGGGCTACGATCCAGCAGTATCTTCTTCATTTGCCGCTTCCGCTGCGGCACGGCGGACAGCCCGTGGATTCACGGACGATTCCGGCTGTGCCTCGGGTTCGGCAGCGGGCGACTCCTGTTCATCAGGCGCTGCGGGTGGAGTGTGATTTAGCATATCCGCTATTGTTGCTTTTGCTTCGGCTACTTGGGCTTCCTCATTCCTACCATTGGGTTTGAATGATGGCGAGCAAAATTTAGCCATTGGGGCATCTGGATATATCAAGGGGCGGGTTGCTGGGGCCATGGTCAATTCACATTTCCCCGAATCCATCATGGCTTGAAATAAAGGATCATCGTCGGAAAATTCGATAACTTCAGTAGGTTCCAGCTTGCGTTGTTCCGGCGGGCCGCCAAAGTGCAAACCCATGGTGGCTACTTTGTCGTCCATACTTTTTATTTTTAGACGTGGCATGCAAATTCTCCGGTAAAAAGGGGGGCACCCTTGCGGGTGCCCCAAAGGTTGTTGTCGCGTTCCGTTACGCGGTCATTGCTACGGTTTCGTCAATGTCGGCTACAACTGCACTTGCGGCCTCATTTTTCGATACCACAGTCCAGTCAACCAGTATGTGCCTGCGTTCCGCGTCACCGATCTTTGCAATCGTTTCGGTTTTGTAGCCGTCCAGATATGCAATTTCCCAGTACTCGGTGTCCAGAATCCACACGTCCCGTTCCCGCTGGAAGCGGTTAGGTACAACGTCCAGAACCTGAAAGTCGCCCACATACACATCAACTGCGCCCACTACCGAAACGCCACCACGATTGGTCGGCCCTTGGTCTTGGTATTGCGTAGCAATTCTCGCAGGATCAGTGAACATGAAATTTGAGAAACGCTGCTTAACTGTCGGGCCGACCATTAGCATGTTCGGATCGCCGCCAGCAATATACGCTGCTCTCATTTCCGCCAGCAACAGGGTTTCAGTAAGCGCCCGTTGGGTGCCGTCCGTTGCTGCCGTTGTTGGTTGGCCAAACGTGGTACTGGACAAAGCCGGGTCGGCACCTAATGCACCGCGACTCGTATTTGTTGAAATCCACGCTGGCAAGCCTGCCGTTTCAGACGCTAACGACGATGAACCTGCTACGGTTTCTTGGTTGTCGCAGGCGCGGGCTTCTACGTCACGTCGAAGCTCTTTGCCCTTTTTAGCGATTTGGTAGGCCAATTCCGATTTTCTTCCGGCTTTGTTCACGATATTGGCGCGACGTGACACGGCGATGTACTTAATGCTGATTTGCATAAATACCCCGATACGTTGCGCTTCATCGGAACTGTCCGTTCCAAAATCGGCTCCGTCGATGGCAGCATTGGTTGTGACCGCGGCGGCCAATTCATCAATTTGCCATTCATGTAGCGTTTGTGAACCGCTACCACGCCCTGCGTTTGCTTGAAAAGGCACTTCGGTTGGACTGATGTTATAAATAACGTCAGTCAAATCCTCTCGAACATTATCACCCGAAGTCGCAAGGTCAAACCTGTCAAAGTTTGTAGTACTCATTAGGGGCTACCTCTTAGACTATTCCCATTTCTTCGATTATCGCAGCCGCATCCGATACCTTACCGCTAGCCTTCAACCGCTTACCTAATTGACGTGCCCTGTTCCGGTCTACTGTCGCCCGGGTACGGCCGGGGGTTTGCTTACCCGGTTTGGTCACCAATGGAATTTCCTTTTTAACCCGCTGGGCCGTAGTTTCGGCTGTCGCTTTTTCGGCCCGAAGTGTCGCTACTTCGGTACGCAAATCAGCTAATTCCAATACGGCTTTCACGATACGGGCGTCAGCCACGCTACCAACTTCAAAATCCGTAAAACCCAACTCATTGAGCGTTGTACGGCTGGTTGCGCGCTGAGTCTCACCCCAGTTACCAGTTTCTTCCAATGCCGCAATCTCACGATCACGGGTCATAGTTTGCAGATTAGCCATGTAAGATGTGTAATTGACTGCTGCCTGTTCCCGTGCCTGCCGTAGCAAAGCTATCCGCCCGCTAATTTCTTCGCGTCGCGCTGACCATTCCGCCGGATCACTTTCACGCAATGATTTCATGCGCTCAGTGTTCATTTCGGCGGATACTAGCTGCTCAGTCAGACCAAACTGCTGGGCCAGATTTACAGCTTGTGCCTGTAAATCCGCTAACTTGCCTTGCGATTCGCTATCAAAATTACGGCGGTCCTCTGCCAGTTTGGCCGTGGAACGTCGATAATCGGCGTCTTTTTGGTAGCCCGTTTCTAATTCAGCAAGTGTCACCGTAACGTCCTCACCCGCTGCTGAAAATGTATGGGTCAGTGTCGCGCTTAGATCACCAACATTGGTTTCTAATGCGTCTGCCAAATCAGCCAGCGTTTCAATAGGACTGTCATCGGTGTCTGCGTCGCCAGTAGGGGCTTCTAAAGTCTCCGATTCTTCGGGCGCAGCATCAGTATCGGCGGCCGGTAGGTCGTCGTCCTCTGCTGTCGCCTGAATTTGTGCGCCTTCAGGTTCCGGCTCCGGTTCTACTTCCGGTTCCGGCGCGGCGTCTTTGGCGGTAAACCGCCCTTTCAAATCTCTGCCGGGCTGGGCGTCGTCGCCCTCATAATCTGGGTGCGCCCGTGACGGCTCACCACTAGGGTTAAATTGCCCGTCATCGTCCAGCAAACTTTCAATGCCTTTGGCAGCTTCGCGGACGGTAATAGCGCCTTCCGGCTGGGCAGGTGCGTGTTCTGGCGGCATTATTCAGTCTCCCGCGGTTGGTTAGCCAATCGCAATTGTTCTTTTTGTCCTACGGTGACCAAATCCCGTTTAACCCAATTCAGGGTACGCAGGATACGGCACCATTCGCGTTCGTAAGCATCGGATTCAGAACTGCCATCACTTGTAATGGCTTCCAATTGTTGCAGCGCCCGATTCCGCAGCCGTTCAAATACTTCGACAAACGCCGGATCATTCAGCAAACGGGTGGAATCGCTTGCCTTGATTTCCGGCGCTTGCCGCTTGCTCTTATCCTCGCGGATATGAGCGTTTTTGGTACTGGCTTTGGCCACTACGTCGCTTTGGTGCTGCGGTACCGGTCAGCCGCACACATGGTGCGTGAATTGCCTTGGGGATTTTTAACCCCTTTATCACCGATGGCTTTACCGGAATTACCCTCTTGCATATTCAGATCGGCGTACTTGGCATTAGATTTCGTAGTGCCGCTGATTTTGCCGTTTCCGTGTGAATACCCTTGACCTTCCATTGCTGTGTCCTCTGCCGTAAATGACTGATTCGCGGCGAGTATAAGCCCTGCCGCCCCTGCTTTGCTAGTTTACCCGGCAGCCGTTATCTGCATGCCAGTGGTGGCGCCGTCATTGTCCTTTTCAATATCCACCTGAAAAGACTTGGAACGGGCCGGTAGATTGACTATAGGCGCCATGGGCTTCTGTTTTATCAGCGCCGCCAGCATGTCATTGCTGGTTTTCTGCTGGACGCCCATCAGTTCTAAAAACCGTTGCTGCTCAGTCATAACCGCCTGCACTAACCCGGTCATACGGTCCATGCTGGTGCGAATAGACTCGGCAATAGCAACCGCTTCTGGGCTGCTCAATTCAATATGGTTTTGCAGGTCTACCTTGTAAGGGGTCAGTGCAACCGGAGTTCTATTCGGTTTACGTTTCTTCGTCAGATTCACCATCGTCAGAATCCTCATTGTGTTCAGTCACAATACGCTGGGCTTCACGGGCGGTATCGGATGCTTCCACCCGGGCCAATTCCGTTTCGGCCTCAGTTTTACCAACTTGGGCATCGGTCAGATCAACGTCAGCGCGTATCTTTTCGACCTTGGTTACCAAATCAGCTTCTTTAATGTCATATTCTTTTTCAAGCCGCAATTCGTCCAGCGCCAGTTCGCGTACCTTCAGTTCGCGGTCCTTTTGTTTTTCCTCTATGTCGGCAGCTTTTAGCTGTCCGTCCTGCTGATTCTTGGCCGCTTCCATTAACAGTTTGCCCTTTACTTCGGCCTTGTCTAACTGGGCTTTATCCTCTAGCGCCTTAGCTTGGGCTTGCGCCAATATCATTTGTGCGTCCGGCGGCGGCGGTTCCGGCGGCTTGTATTCCGGCGAATCCGGGTCAACAAAATACGCTCGTACATCGCCCACACCAGCGGCGTTAATAATCCGTTCCAGCGTGTTATAGAGTTTGCCCGGCGTTGACATACCCTGCGGCAATGCTTCTTTTTGCATGTTCAATAACTGGGTCAACATGACAATCATTTGCTGTTTGTTGTTAAAACCCAGCCCGACATTCACGGTCATATCGGTACGGTCACGCCAGCCCTGCGGGTCCACGTCTACCCAAGTGCCGCGTATTTTTACAGTTTTAGCAATGTCCCAGTGAGTACGCAGTAGCTGATGCACTTTCAGCATCAGGAATCGCATGCCAGTTTCAGCGAATATACGCACCAACATTTCAATCCGCTGGCTGGCCTGATCTATGGCGCCCATAAATGCGCCCATAGTGGATTCCTGCAATACGGCCGGGTCCAAAGATAACTCTGGGGCAACACCGGTACGCAGTTTTTTCTTGTCCTCTATGTGTTGAATCACCGGCAGAATATCGCCAATGATCGGCTGCGACTGTTCCGGCACCATGGCATTCTGGGCCGGGCCGCGCACCGGTATAAACTCGGTCTGGGTATTCAGCATGGCTTCTATGGTCGAGCCATCCTCAGTCAATGCGTCCTCACTGAACACCTTGCGGCGTACATTGATTTTATAGACGTTATCCAGTAGCTGCCGGGTCAGCACCGATTGCAGTAACTGTAAGTCTTTAACTATGTCCGCATACGACATGCCCGTATGCTTGTGCTGCATCAGGATAGACGACAACGCCACCATGGGTTGAAAATTAGTTTCTTCGTTATCAAATACCTGATCGCCAATCAGTGTGGTTTTACGGAATTCCGCTAGCCCGTCACCATCGTAGTCGTACCATGCGTAACATTCATGCACCCAGAATTCACGCATGCTGGGATCATCCTCATCCTGCGCGTCCGGGTCCTCATCCTCATAAAACAGCCGATTAACACGTTCGTCATTCCACTGATGATCCTCTGCTATGCCGACACTATCCAGCCGGTCCATATCAAAGCCTTCTTCGATTAGCTGACTGTAGGTTTTGCGTACCCTATGGCACACAAAATCAGCGGTATCTAAATCCAGTGACAGGCAATCGTTATCCACCAAACATTCTTCGGGCGGCACCGGGTCAAGCCGCAATTCGGCTTTCATCTTTGTGGTGCGTATTTTTAGGTCAAATACTTCGACCGGCTGTTGTACTTTAGTGGATTGCGGCGGCTGGCCGGGTTGTGGCGGCGCCTGCGGCACTTCCACCATGACATTACGGGTACGTTGTTCCAGTATTTCTACTTCCGGGTCATCAACCACCATTTGCACAGCCATGGGCGTCAAGCCTTTCAGCATGCCCACGTCCGTATGCATTTTTTCCTCTATATGAATTTTGATGTACCCGTTCGGGTACATCAGCGCATCTTTGAACCAGTGGTGGAGACTTAGGAAACCGCGGCCTTTGTTGCCTTTCAGAATGTAATAGTTGGCAATGTCCGTTTCTTGTTCTGCCGCTTCCTCATCCTCGGGGCTTTCCGGGTCGAATGTAACAATTTTATCCCCGGCACTGAATACGCGAAGTACGGACGGTAGCACCCATTCAATGGTTTCCAGCACTTCCCGGGTAACATGCTTGCTATAGCCTTCGCGCTCATTGCCGTATTCCTGCCCGATGTAATAGTTGAAATTTTCCTGCCGGACTTGCGATAAATCGCCGTCCTCATCATTCATGGCTTGGGTGATTTTACGGCCCAAAAAGCCAACAACTTGGCTATCGGACATGACCGTGCCCTGTCGCGGTTCTACCCGATCAACACGACCCAACTGGCGGCGGGTACTGGCTAAGTCAGTCCGGGCATGCCCACCGCGGCTACCAAGTACGGCTGATTGAACGGAACGGCTGCGGTTACGGGCTACCATGGACTACCTCACAACACATGATCGACATTCGGGTTAAACACTGATCCACGCTTGCCTTTACTCCTGCGGGCATATTCACGGGGGTTCCGTGCCGCCCCATATACATCGGATTGTGCCCTAAAGCCTGCCCGGCCGCCACGATAGCCCTGCGCGAACTGCCGGAAGGCATCAGCGCCGTTACGCGCCCAGTTCTTTGCCGGGGTTTCCCGGGTAGTCTTATACAGCGCGTCCCACGTCCATTCATAACCGGACAGCGCCCGTAGCCCTATTTCGCAGCCTTCCTCATCGAACCAGCAGGAGTCAAAAATTTTCCGAGTCAATTCAATACCATCATGGATACTGCGTATGCGGGGCACCACAACCAGCGGCCGGACCCCGGCGGCTTCCAGAATCATACGCCGGGACATATTGTTGACGGTACTTAGGTCGGTCACTTCCACGTCATGCGGCAGGTAGTGCCGCCCGTAAAACCAACCATAATCCTCTTTGAATTCAATCAGTTTGCGGGCGTACTCGGCCAGATCAACTAACCGGGATTCGTAGTAATACACAAAATGGTGCCGCACATCGACATACTGGTGGAACCAGATACTGGTCACATCATTGCGGCCAATGTCCCAGAACGTATTTATCGGCAGCGACCGGTCAATGGGTAGCTTGCAAATACGGCGGTCATGGCGGGCTTTGCGTAACTGCTTGCCGTAAATGGCCAGTTCCGTAGTGCGCTCAAATGCTTCCGCAGGCGTAGACGGATACTCCTGCTTCATGTTCTGCTGCTGTTCAGCCGCCTTTTTAACGTACCAAAATTTCTTTTCTGGCGTCAGATCAATGCCATGTTCCGTTCGCAGTTCCTGAAAATACAGCATCAGTTTTTCAGGAATTTCTACCGTTTCATGCAGTTCGTAATCCGGGTGTTTGAACCACGGGTAGAAAAAGAATTTGTAATCCATGTCAGTAAAATGATTATCGCCATTGGCTACCGCAACAGTCATATCTTCGCTGCGTTGGCATATGTCGTAAAACTCGCCAAACGGGCCTTCCGCAGTAGATTCGATGAATATGAATTGCCCCGGCGCAACGGTATTCAATGAACCGGTAATGACTTCGTGAGCCTTATCGGGGTACTTAGCACACATCTTACCGAATTCGGATATATGCAAGTACTGGTACGTTCCACTACGCATCGACGTACCCACACGGATTTGTGACCCGTTATTGAATCTAAGGCTTCGGGCTGTGTCGCTAGTAGCTGGTCGCATAGCCTGCAAGTCTTTGGGTAAATTATCGTATGCAACCTTAATCTTGTCTGCAAAAAATGCCTCGGCATCCTCTTTATTGTGCGCCACAATTCCTGCATTTTGATTGTCATTGAATAAACACCTGTCCAGCATGAATAGCTGAATCATTGTAGTCATGCCCAACTGCCGGGCTTTTAGGATGCAGTTCAGGTACCACGTAGTAGTGTATAAATCTTTTTGCGCCCAGTTTGGTTTGAACTGGATCAAATCGCCCTGCTTATTTTTTATTTTGTACAGGTTATTCAGCCGCCACCAAGCATCGGAAAGCTGATTGTTTTGTAGTGGATTACTCATTAACGGGTTTCGGTAAGCCTTTATCTTTGTTGGCAGAAATTTTTAATAGCTCGGCCAGATCGCCGGTAACGTCCAAATCCACTGTGGAATGTTCACCGTAGATACGCGGTATCAGTTTACCGGCATACCATTTACGAGTATCCACACGTAGCCTAGAGCGTTGTATGGCTTCGTTATCGGGCTTCCACCCGTTCTGCTCGCCATGTTTATTAATACTGGGTATCCAGTCATCGGCGCTGGCATCGGCAATAGTAAAAATTTCGTCCACATAAATTTCAGCTTGCACCCGGCGGGCATGATAGTACTCATCCCTGAATGCGGTCATTTTCGGATTGGACAGCCAGCGAATTACGGTGCGGTCGGTCGGCATGCCGTCCATTTTGCAAATATCTACCAATGATTTTTTCATCATCAGGTATTCGCAAATACGCCGCCCCAACTTCGGCGTATACGCCGATGGGCGCCCCACTTGGGGGTGGACTAAACCTTTACCGTTAAGAGCCATTTAATAGCGCCGTCTTTTCCTTGGACCCGGAACTGGAACCAAACCAGTACGCCAGTATCTGCGGCACCGCAGCCGTTAGGATACCGATTAAAACACCTAGCTGGCCTTTGCTCCATTCATTCATGCCGTCCACAGTCGAAGTGCCGGTAATGAATATGTAAATCAAACCAAAGTAACCAAACAAAAACACAATGGACAGCATCATTTGAAAAGCAGTACCGCGTTCGCGGCCCATAGTTCGGGCGTCAGACCGATCCGCGGCATGTAGCTGGGCTTCGCTAATGTCCAGCTTTTTCATTTCCACTTTAAAATCAGCGTTAGCTTTTTGTATTGACTCCAACTGCGCCGGGTCTGCATGGGTAATAACTTTGTCTAAATCACTCGGGTCCACACCTAGTTTGTCAGCCAGAAATTTACCCGCCATACCGCCCAGTGGGCCGCCCAAAGCAGTACCCAGCATCGGTGCCACGCCGCCCAATATCTGTTTAGCCAGTTTGCCAATTTTCATATCACATTCTCGGGGCTGTCATTAGCACCCAGCCGTAAGCCAGAAAAAAGAAAACTACGGTCATAATGACCATGCCCAGTATTATTTTCACGATAACACCACTACTTAGCATTCATTGAAACGCTGAATGTGAAACTGGGGGTGGTACCCGTAATCGTCCATGATGCTCGGTGTCTATTGCCCGATAAATCAGCTACTGCAATACGTTCACGACCAACAGCCACTAATTGCGCAAACGTGGCAATGACGTACCATTTAGCTGAAACTGAATCATATTCTTCAATAGTTACATCTAAGGTAGGTGTTGTACCACTAGCCGCGGTAGCATCTAAAAATACTGCCGCCGGGCCGTCCCGGTTTATTCCTTCAACTGGCGTTCCATCAGCCGTAGTTGTACGCGCTGCTGACGCCGCTAATACGACACTTTTTAAAGTTGCTGCCATGATATTTCTCCTACTTTACGCCTTTGTACTCGAACGAAAAATGTACCGCATCCCGGTTAGCGAAGTCACCACCCCAGCGAGCCAAGTCATGCATCGTTTTCCACTTCTTGCCCAAAGGCTCATAGGCGGCTTTGTCCCATGTAACGGTTCCGTTTTCGACTCGGAACAAGTCTCGCGCAAGCTTTTTGCAATGCGCCGAGTTTCTAATACCCTTTCCCGCCTTCGCGTAGATTTCAGCTTGCTCTTGTGTCCTAAACGCTTCCGCTTCGATGATTTCATACCCATTTTTGAAACACCATACTTGGAATTTAGCTTGCGCCTCGGTGAATTCGACTTGTAACGCATTAAGACTCATTGTTGCCGCAATGCTCCCGTTCTTCTTCGATGCAAACGATAAATTCCTCTTTTTCTTCGATTCGTTTTTCCAGCTTTTCGCGGCGCGCCTGTTCTTCGGCTTTAGCTTCTTCCAACCGCAAAATTTCATCAGCATTCCAGTCAACATCGCGGCTACGACTTATTTCCAATTCACTGGCGCGTACCGCACCTTCGAGTATGCGAATGTTTTTATTTACTTCGTCTATGTCATCGTCCAAATCAGCAATGTCATCGTTTTCTTCGTAAATGACATAATCCTTTTGCTGCACGTACCGGTCGTCACCTTCGGCTAGCGTCAGAATAATTGGATCGGCAAACTCAGATATTGCAACGCCCACCACGCCTAAGCCGATTAAAGCAGCCGTCACACTACCAATAACGGTAGCGGCCTTAACTATGCGTTTTACTGGCACTAAATTTACCGTTCATTTCAGAAACTGCCCGGTTAATGCCCTGCATTTGTTTGGCCAGCCCCTTATGATCTTCTTGCAACGTGGATACGCGCACTTCCAGCTTGGCAATCTGCACTTTGATTCCTACATAGCCCGCCGCGAATGATAAAAGGATAATGGCCGATTGAGCTATGAAAAACATCGTTATTTCAGTCACCGGGCTACCCCTTTACGCAGTCGCATAATTCCATTTAAGTCAACATATACCGTGGCTAACGGGCGTTTGCGTCGATGCAAAGGCACGACATTATTGACCTTTTTAGGCGGCTGCGCCATATGGGGGCGCAACCATGGGGTACGTTTAACCGTCATTCGTCACTTTCCATGATGGCTATGACCGCAGCAACCGCCAATAGTATGGCTTCCGTGTCATCAACGGGCTTAACCTGTTCAGGTTCAGGTTGGCGCTTCCGATAGGGCGGAATAACGTGGCCATGCCCGCCACCGACTGTAGTAACAACGTCGCTTGGCGTTGTACCGGCGGCAGTCGGTAACGGTATCGACGGCGCGCCCGTCGCGGTATGGGTTAATACCGCGGCACCGGCAGCCGTAGGCAACGGTATGGACGGTGCGCCATCGGCTAAAAACGGTACTTTGGCTACACCCGCCGCGGTGGGCAGCGGTATCGACGGCGCACCGGTAGCATTGCGCTCAATATCAGTCGTACCGGCCGCAACCGGTAACGGTATCTCAGGCGCGCCGGTAGCCGAATTAATAACCTCTGCGACACCGGCAGCGGTCGGTAACGGTATTTCCGGCGCGCCGGTAGCGGCATTGATAGTCTCGGCCACGCCAGCAGCGGTTGGCAACGGTACGGACGGTGCGCCCGTGGCCGAGCGTTGAACGTCCGTTGTGCCAGCCGCTGTTGGTATCAGTATCGACGGCGCGCCATTGGCGATGATATTGCCGACATTGACCGCAGTACCGGCGGCAACCGGCAGCGGTATCTCGGGCGCGCCTGTGGCGCTGCGGCTAATGTCGGTGGTACCGGCGGCAACCGGCAGCGGTATCGACGGCGCACCACTGGCTTTACGGGTTAAGGCGGTGGTGCCAGCCGCGGTCGATAACGGTATTTCTGGTGCGCCCGTGGCCGTCTTAATGACTTCGGCCACACCCGCCGCAATCGGTATTAGTATCTCAGGCGCGCCGGTTGCGGTATTGAGTACTTCGGCTGCCCCCGCCGCTACGGGCAGCGGTATCTCAGGCGCACCCGTGGCGCTGCGGCTTATGTCCGTGGTGCCCGCAGCAGTCGGTAATGGTATCAACGGCGCGCCGTCAGCCTTAAACGGTACTTTGGCCGTGCCTGCGGCAGTTGGTAGCGGTATCTCGGGCGCACCGGTAGCGGTATTGAGTACTTCCGCTACGCCCGCAGCGGTTGGTATCAGAATGACCGGTGCGCCAGTGGCTGTCTTTTTGACCTCTGCGGCCCCGGCTGCGGCCGGTAGCGGTATCTCAGGCGCGCCGGTAGCGGTATTGATTACTTCGGCTGCACCTGCGGCAACCGGTATCAGAATGACAGGCGCACCACTGGCGTTGCGCGTTAAAGCGGTGGTACCGGCACCAGTCGGTACAAGGATCGACGGCGCACCCGTCGCCGTGTTGATAACTTCTGCGGTACCCGCCGCGGTCGGAATTAAAATGACTGGCGAGCCGTTGGCCGTGTGCAGAACAACGACCGAAGCAGTACCGGCAGCGGTCGGCAACGGGATTAACGGCGCGCCGGTCGCGGTGTTGCTGACTTCGGCAGCACCGGCAGCAAGAATGGCCGCAATGACTACCGCGCCGGTAGCGGTATGGATAACTTCGGCAGCGCCACTGGCAGTCGGAATCAGGATAACGGGCGAGCCGTCAGCGGTGTGCGTGGTGCCGCCGGGTTCGTAGCGAATGTGAATGACGCCATGTGTTCCCGCAGCAC